GATCTCCATCCCACCACATATCCTTTATGTTATGCGAAACATTTTTTAAATTTACAACTTGAGATTCAGGGTGATCTAACTCACCTACTGCTCTATTTTGGTCAACTAATTCTTGGTACTTATCTATTTCTCTATCCCATAAATCTTTAGAATAATATCTACCATTACCATTTTTAACTTCCGCTGTAGCTAATATACCTTCAACCATAGGATTACCACTTTCAGACATTTTACCTTCTGATAGCATTCCTTTTACAGGAGTAAATAATTGAGTTTCTATTAATACTTGCTTCATAATATTTTTTATTGTGGTAGGCTCATTCCTATTTCTGCATCTTCAGCAGGATTATCTATGTTAAAATCATCTACGTTATCCGAACCTAAATCTTCATTGACATCTTCTTCTTCTAATTTACCTTCAATATCGTCTATTTTAGTATTCAATTCATCAGCTTTAGCACTATTATCATCTAATTTATCACCAACAGCTTCATCAATTTCTTCCTCCATTACTTCTTTTTTCTTACCACACATTTTTTCATAAAGCTTTTCCATTTTAGCTTTTTCCTTAACAATAACTTTTATTTCTTTTTGGATTTCTTTAATTTTACTTTTATCCATTAATTCAGCAAGATCTTCATCTTCTGATATCATTGATATTCTTGTTTCTTTTGTTGAAATAATTTCTTCTAAAGCTGCAATTTTTGCCTCTAAAGCAACTATTTTTGATTGTTTGTCTATTTCAGCAAGTTTAGTTATATATCCAGGTTTTTTACCTTCTGTTACAGGTAAATATCCCGTTGCTATTTCACCATCAGGATAATCCTTTTTAGTAGCTTCTCCATATCCACCACCTTTACCAGCATCTTTAACCATTTTACCTCTACCTAATCCAGGTACATCATCAGTATACCCAATTCCTTTAATACCAAATTGAGCTTCTTCTACATAATAAGAAGGATTTTTATCTAAATTTTTAATAACTAAATCAATTAGTTCTTGTTTAGTTTTATCTGCATTAGCTTCATCTGTAAGCTCTGTATAATATCCTTGACGGAATTGTTCACCTGCTACATTATTAAGGAGTTTATCATCTTTATAATCATATCCTTTAGTTGGAGCTTGCAAGTCAGTTACTTCTTTAGATGTTTTCTTTTCTACTGCTTTAGCTTCTTCTAAAAACTTAGCGAATGCCGTTTCATATGATTCTTTTTTTCTTACTGTTGGGTTAGCAATAGGTTTAAATCCTACAAAATTTTCTGATATAATATGATTACGTTTTAGACTATCAATTGTCTCATTAATGCCTGCTGATGTACGAACAAAATTAGGGAATTGTCTTTTAGCATCTTTTACAAATGATCCTTTATGGCCTTTTCCTTCTTTAATTAAATTATATTGTTCTTGTAATGTTTTTCTCTTCATTATTGTGTTTTTAATAGAGATTTAATATCTCTTAGATAATCAATGATCAAATCGGTTGATTTAACAATAGCATATGATGATGGGTTATCTTTATAATAATCCAAAGTTTCATCCTTTGCATTGCTTATCATCTTATAAATATCGTTAAGTTCTTTCTCAATTACTTTAAATGCATCCACTCTTTCTTTTTGAAACTTAGCTTGTGGAGTATCATCTTCAAATAATTGTTTTACTTCTAAACCAGAACCCTTAATTTTTTTAGGAACTAATTTATATTTAAATTGTTTTACATAAGCACTATCTTTAACTCCATCACTACCTGCTTTAGGGCCCGGACCTAATGTAGCACCAATATTTTCTTTTACTTCTTTATAACCTAATTCTTTATATGCTTTATCATTTGGTTTAGATCCTTTTAATCTAAAAGCATATGGTGTTAAATAGGATCCTGCCGCTCCTGAGGTTGATATTTCTTCAACATCACCTTCTTCTAAGTTTAAACCTATTATGTCTTCTTTTTTTACAATGTATCCTTTACTATCACTATCATCATTTACGTAATAATCAAAATCTTTAGTTCTTAATTCAATTTTGCCTGATCTTGCTATATCATCTTTTCGATAAATAATAGTATCCCCTTTTTCATAAACATCTTTAGTTTCGGGATTTCTTAAAGCATTTTCTTTTAATCTTTTTACTCTTTCGTAATCTTCAGGATATTTTTTTCTAACATGAGTTCTAAATTCATTAAACAAATCTGCTATATCCGCTGCTAATTTGTCTATAATAGGATCTGATTTTGTTTGTTCTGATTTATTATCTAGATCATCTAAAAAACGTTTTGCCTTTTCTAGTGCTTTATATACTGAGGAAAAATCAGCAGTATCTACTATGTCCCATGATATAGCCCCTGTAGTAGGATTAATATCAGTTACAGTAGATTTTACCCCACCTCTAATTTCGGTATCACCTACTTCTATTTCTTTAAGCTTGTATTTGTACATGAGCATTAGATAGTTCTTCTAAAAGACTATGATATTGTAATAAATCAACTAAATGTTCTGATTTAATTTTATCTTTTTTGTCTAATTCATTTATTAATTTAGAAACTTCTTCTAATTTAATTTGAATTGTTTTGTCTTTTGTAATTTTAATTTGTTCTGAAATTTGTTTTTTAATAGTTACAACTTCAGTATTATAAAATTCTTTTAATGAAGAAGTACTATCTACTGAATTGATGAATTCTTTTAATATTCTTTTTTGTGTTTTAGATAAATCAGAATATTTTTCATTAAACTTTTCTAATAAAATTCTATAAGTTAAAACACGAACATCCTTATCGTATGACTTAAACTCTTCTAAAATACTGCCCTTAACACTATCTCTTTCTACTGGAGATTTAGTTAAATGTTCTAATATAGTAACTTTATTATCTACTATTTGATTAGGATCTGTGGCTTTACTTGTATTATATATTTCAAATAAAGTATAAAGTGAAGCATATGTTTTATAATCAGAGATTTTAGTTTTGAACAAATCTGATATATTATAATTTTCTTTTAATTCTTTAATTAAATTATATTTTTCTTTTCTTAATCTTGTTCTATTAAGTTTTTTTGAGGATTCAATAACTGTATTAAGAATAGCGTTAGCTTTTGATTCCTTAACATTTTTTCCTTTAAAAACCATTTCATACAATTTATACTCTTTACCTAATTCTGTGTTTACAAAATATTTTCTTAGGGTACTTAATGCAGGAGAATCATCCTTAGAAAGAGTGTCGGCTGTTATTCTTTTTACTAATATTTCAAATAAGATACCAGTATTTTTGAATTTTGAGTGTTTAATATACATCAATAATTATTTTTTTATAAATATATAAGAATTTTTATTCCTTAATATTAGATTCGTCTAAAAATGCAGGATTTGATGATTTTTCCTCAAATACTAATTTTTTTCTATTAATAGGTATTTTTTTCAACATATCATTATGTTTCAAAAATTCATTATTTTCTAAAGCTAAAGGTGATTTTTTAGTAGTATTATAATCATCCTTCATTCCCTTTGAACCTAATCTATCTTTACCAAAATTATCATCTTGAGTATTTCTTTTAGATACTTTTTCTTTTGGTCTGCCTAATACTGATTTTTCATCATACTTTTCAGGTTCAGGAACATTACCAGGTTCACTATACATTCTACCTTTACCATATAATGAAGCTAAATCATGAGGTGTACCATAAGATTTACCTGTTTCTAAAGGATCGTTTCCTTCAGCCTCAATTTGAGCTAACCTAAATGAGCGTTTAGCATCTTCTCTAATTAAATCTCTGTATTCATCAAATTTATCTTCACTTAAATGGAATAAATGATCATAAATAAAATCAGTTGGGAATAATTTTGTTTCAGACATTTGAGCTGCTAAATCCATCTTTTCTTTCATTAATGCTACTCTTTCTTGATCATATATGATTGATGGGGTAGTCATTGAAAGTTCAAAATTAGATAATTGCTCATTTCTATAACCTTGAGTATATAAATGTACTAATGCTATTTTATATAATTCTGATGTTACAATTCTTTGGATACGTTCTATTGTTCTAGCAAATCTAATATCCTGGGCTGCTAATGTAGCTTTACCTTCTGTTGTTTCATCATAACCCATAAAAGCTTTAGGTACCTTAAGAGCAGCAAATAACTTATCTCTTAAGTACTCAACATCTTGGATACCATCCCATTGTAAACCATTTACATTTTCAATTTTAGTTGCTTGATCATTTCCCCTAACCGGAATATAAAAATCTTCTAAAAGATTCTGCATATTGTATTTTAAGTTATATTCTCCAGATTGTGGATCTTGATATGGGGTACGTTTAAGTTTTGATATTGTTTTTTCCATAAATGCATCTACCTCATTTGGAGGAATTGATCCTACATTCATGTAATAAATTCTTTTTTCTGGTGCTCTTACTATTCTATGAATTAGCATAGCATCTTCCATTAATGTATATTGTTTAAATAATTTACGAGCAGGTTCTATATATGACCTACCATAAGGTAAAAAATTAACATCAGTTAATAACCTAAAATGAGCCATTTCATAATTATCAAAAAATATACCTCTACCACTATCCTGATTTGGTGCATTGTAATAACCATAATCAGATGCAGCTACACCCGCAGGATCAAATCTATATTTTACTTCAGCTGGATTTTCTTTATCTTGCCCTTCTATTCTTTCAATATGAAATGCAGTATAAGGTATAACATTATATACACCAAACTTTTCTGCTATTTCTAACTTTAAGAAAAAATCTCCGTATTTACACATATTTCTAATCCAAGGCCAAAGATTAAATTCTATATTTAAAACATCATAAAATAAATTATATAATATTTTTTGAATATCTTCATCAGCAGATTTAATTTGAAGTACTTCACCCATATCATTTTTAAGAGTACTTTCATCTGCTACAATATCTAGAGCAGAAGCTATAATAGCATCTGTATCCATTGCATCATAATCTGAGTATAAAGAAGGTCTTAAATATTGGTAATTAAAATTAGTTTGTTCACCATATAATGAAGTTGATGAATTAGTATAAACTCTATTAAATCTATCTATAAGAGCATTTGTTTCTAAATTACCTGTTTTTTGGATAGAATTTACATCAAATACTTTAAGCTGATTACCTCCTACATTACGAATTACTACATCCGTTGAAAATAATCTTTTGAGTCTAGGAAATAATCTTTTATCTGCCATTTTATTATTTTTTTATAAATATCATAAGAGCCATTCTATATTCTCATTTTTACCACCTATATCCATATTATATGGATTTTTAACACTATTAGGTGAATATCCTCCACTCCAAGTTGCACTATTAGATTTAACTGCACCTAGTGCCGCTCTTGCTCTATCTACACTCTCTTGTTGAAATTTAAGAGATGTGTCACGTAGGAACATACCAATTCCAAATGACATAACCAAGTCATCATTGTAACCTCTTTGAGCTTCTGGTCTTCCATTTCTCCAAATAAATACTTTCATTTCTTCTAATAGCCGTTTTGAACGTATAGTTACACTTCTGTCACCAATAAATTCTCTCATTTTATTAACACAAAGTGGTCTTGTCCTCATTGACATTGTAAATCCAGGGGTCATTTCACTATTACCTTCATATACTCTAAGGTATGATTGAGCTGTTAATTGGTCTGATTTTGGGGAATGATATAAATTTCTATATCCTCTTTCTATAATAGCATCTAATGTTGCCCAACCTATTGAAGCATTTTCTACTACTAATAAAGCATTATTATATTCAGTAGCTAACCCTGTTAAAAAATACCCAAATTCTTTAGGAGGCATTTGCCCTTTATACTCTGCTACTTGTGTATTGGTTTGAACATCCATTACATGACAAGCAGAAAAATCTTTACCATCACCTCTAGCTACATCAGCTACTATCATATACTCTCTAGAATAATCAGCAGGTTCCCATATCCATAAATTTTGGTCTACTCCTCTTCTTTCAGATGGATCCTTTATAGTAGTTTCTTTTATAAAATCAATCCATTCACCATAAAACACAACATCACCAGAAGTGCTAAAATCACAATCACATTCTTGTGCTGCCATTCTAGGATCACCTAATAATTCATCCTGTCTATTTCTCCATGTTTGGTCTCTTTCTGGATGTACAAACCAAGGTAATTTTATAGGTAAAAAATCATTTTCTTGGTTTTCTGCTGAAACCCATGTTTTATGAAACCAATTCCCAGTACCATAAGGAGTACTTAATACTATAGCCCCACCACCAGTAGCTAATGTTTGTTGAGCTGAAGCCCATATTTCACCTATATTATCAATAAAAGCTGCCTCATCAACTATTAGAAGTGAAACTGCTTCTGATCTACCAGCATCTGAAGCTGCTGAGGTTGCTTTAATTTGGGACCCATTACTTAATCTTAATGATAATTTATTATTTTCAGGAGCTGTAATTTTAAGCCATGAAGGTAAATTATCAAACATAAATTTTACCTTTGTAACCATATTACGAGCAGTTTCTTGTTTTGTTGCTATACAAAGTATATTTTTATCTTTATGAAATAACATTAACCATAAAGAATAACCTGCAGATAAAGTAGATATACCTAATTGTCTAGATTTTAAAATAATAGAATAGGGATTGTCATTAAATAAATTTAATACTTTTTCTTGAAAAGGATATAAATTAAATATAACTCTACCTCTTTGAGGATGTTGTATAAAGCAGTACTTTTTCATAAAATGTACAGGATCCGAAGCACATTTTAAATACTCTTGTCTTATTATTTTTTTGAAATCGCTCATTCAATTGTAGGATCTATACCTAATGGAATAGTGATTTTAGGTTTTTTTAGTTTTGGCATTTTAACTTTCCAACTCATTTTGAAGGTTAAAATTGGTTCAAAATTCTGATTTATACCTAATCCTA